CTAGGATCTCTTTTGGGGCTCTTTTTACCAGGAGCTATCCCAGTACCGTTCAAGGCCTCCACCATACATGTCCTGCCGCGCAAGCTGCGTCTCGAAGAACTGAAACGTGACAATACGGTCCTCACGACTTACTTCCAGCCACATCTTCTGTTGACGTGCCTCTCTTGCTAGACGAGACACGAACGACATGGCTTCCGTATCGTCCTCATGAATGGTCTGGTGTTTAGCACCGTTGAGGTAAAGATCCCAAGGGTGCCTCGTCAGACCAACCGGCGTGTTAGGCATCGTCTTCTTCGGGCTCAGGACCTCCGTTAGATCCAAAGGCTGCAAGGGCGGCCCACGCTGCGTTCAAGGCTTCACGGTCCGCGTGAAACATGAACCCTACCTCAGCAGGCGTAGCGCCCTTGACTCGCTCGGTCTTCACGTAGATGCCCAGATCCGCCGCACGCCGGTGAAGCAAGACCTGGAACCTTGGGATCGTAAGGTCAAAGTGCTTCCCTTGAACGGCTGTGTGGTACTCCTTGTCAATCCATTCCGTCCAAGGGTACTTAGTCTTTCGAGGCGCGTTCATGGCACCAAACGCGTTGGTGTCGTGTGCTAGGTCGCTTGTTCCCAGGTACTTGCTTGCTTGTTTACGTAGTGCTTCTAGGTCGAATTCGGTCGGGCCGGTCGGCTTGGTGAGACTAGCCAACTCCTCGTCTGTAACCCACTCTTCGTCAGGTACGGTCATCGTACTTACCCCACTTTTCGTTTGTTTGTTCTACCTCTATTATACCCGTGGTGGCTTGTTAGTGCAAGTAGCTGAACCCACTAGAGATTTAGGTGAACCTTTAGTACGTTCAGCTAATTCCACCTACGAAGTCAAGCCCAAACCCGTTCTCAAGCGTGCGGGACCATTACCGACCTTGTTTGTTTCTAGGCCCTCTTTATATTATTCATGTGGGTATATAATAGTAATATATGATACTGAATAGGATGAGACTGTGACTTTCTGTCCCACCATATTATACCCCTAGCTAGACTAGCTTACATCAAGTTTCCGTTGGTTTACGTACGGTAACAAGCCAGCAAGCCAACACAGTACCCTGAGTTAGGACCCCCGGAGCCGGCCTAGCGCTCCCTGCCCCCCCCCCATATTGTTGACAATACATTAGCCCGATCGGACCCAGTCGGCCTCGTGTAGCAAGCCTGCGTGGACCCCGGTTCGTCCCGGCCCAAGATCCCCCCCGTATTCAATATATTTTACGACTGCCCTCAGTGGACGGTGCAGCCACTGGACGTACCTGGGGAGACTGGTCCCATAGCGGACGGGAACATGACCGTCCGCGGGCCGTACGAGCGTGAACAGACTTAAGGCCATGACTTTTGGTCATGGCCTATATCACCTGTTCGACGGATTTGGGCGGATATAAGAGGGTTCCTGGTGGTTTGTGTCAATTAGACCTGGTTGTCCATCTCGAGGTCCAGCTCGAGCTGGTCAGGGTTGGATTGGGTACCAACGCGGATTTCGATTCCGTTCCGGTGGCAGTACCGGATGACGAACTCCACCACTTCACTCTGAGTGAAGGGACGAAGCGTGGTGCCGAAGATCTTCTCTCCGGACACGATGAGACCGTTCCGACCGTAGTTGTACATCATCTGCGGGCGGATCTTCTCCGAACCGTTCGCAACCAGGATTTGGTTGATCACGGTGGCGATTCCGTAAGCGGAGTACTGCTCCTCCGTTACGACGGCCTCCAGTACCTCCAGGTAAGCCTGACGGGTACCTTCACTGATCTCGATCTTCTTCATGACGTTCTCCTTCTGGTAGGGTAGGGTTTAGAGCCTTCCCACCAGGAACCCCCATATATCCGTCCAAATCCCCCTCCCCCCGTCTATATCCGAAAATCTCCCCCCGTAAAGGGGTACAAGATTTCTGATCGGACGGCAAAACGCTCGTGTAGGGAGGTTTTGGGGTTGGGTATGTCTATTCCGGCTGGGACTAGGCTGGGTTAGCCTAATTCCGTCTAAATCCGGACATACCCGGACATATGGTGCTAAACCGGGACAAACCCGGCAAATGTGCTCAAATCCTACCAAATCCGTCTTTAGAGGCGCAAATCCGGTTATTTCCGGATTTTAGACGATTTCCGCCAACTTACGCTGGTATGTCATGATTTCTACTGCTATAGTCGCTTTGTACGAACATCCGCCGAAATCTCCGGATTTGGTCCGGTTTGAACAGTCTGGGCAGTTATCTGCCGATTCATCGTGTTCTTTCCGGATTTCCTCCAGATCGTCCAGGTAAATGCCGATCTGATACGAATCAAGCTGCTTTGTCATGGTTTATCTCCCTTTGTCTCGTTTTGGCCGGATTTGCGCCTTTAGAGACGGATTTGACCTGATTTACCTTGTTCTATCCGGTTTTAGTACCTCTTATCCGGTTTTACCTTATTACTGGATGAAATGTTCCGGTTTGTCCATCATTAGGAGGTAAAGTCCGTACTTTTCCCGGTTTATATAACCTTCGGCGCATTTAAGCCCGTACGTCTCGAAAACTCCTAAATCTTCCCAGTTTAGGCAGGTTTGGCACGTTTTAAGGTGCAATTCCCACTTTTCATCGATTTTGGCCTGTTCTAGCAGGATTTGGTCGATTATGTCCTGGTTTATCATCTCTTACCTCCGTTTGTCCGGTTTTGGCCGGATAAGAGGTATTAGAACCGGATAGAACTCGGTTTTGGGTATTTCTTCCGCTATTGAGTTATTAAATGACGATAACGTCCGATTTCACCCGGTTCATTCGGTTTGGGCCGATTTGCTTCGGTTTCGCACGTTATAACTATATTATACCAGTTTTTTCAAGATCATTTACGTACCGTGGGTTTTCTACGCGCCGGAGAGATACCTGAGTTTAGACGTTTCGCTGTGACATCTAGCGCATCATCGTCAGCGATTACTAGAGCTCTAGAGGTACTATAGACGTTAAATAGACGTGATTAGACTGTGATTAGACCGAAGGAATGAGCGTTTAGTAGGCGATAGGAGCTAGTTTGTCTATTTAGATTCTAAGGGTCCCGGTAGAGTCAGAAGTGCTTGGATTCGGTTGGAAGGTGGTTAGCGCGATTGAAGATATACCCATATATAGTCGTTAGTTGGCCTTGTAGTGACTGTCATGGTATAATAAGGAGAGGAGGACTAGGGGGTGTAAAGGGCATGGCGAGATCGGCGAGCGGGCGAGAGATCGTTCCGGATGATGAGTGGGTGCCTGAGGAAGCCATTGCGAGGCTCAATGAGCACCGCGTGGTCGAGGTTGAGCTGACCGATGAGGAACTTGCTCGCAAGATCCTGATGCAGGCTGCTCCCATGGCTGCGCAGAGTGTCGCCTGGCTTACCAGTCATGCAGGCAACGAGAACGTACGCCTTGCGGCTTCGAAGTACATCATCGACGGTGTGGTCGGTGGAGCGTTCAAGACCACTGGTGGCGAGGGTGACCTGCTGCTTGCGCTGGTCAGCCGTTTGGCGGCGAACGACACTGAGCGCCAAGAGATGGGTATCCCAGACATAAAGCGGTAGCCCCTGTGGGATCTCAGGAGACATGGGCGCGCTGAGCACGGTCGAAGGAGGATTCATGCCAGTCAGAACGGCACTTGTAGGGGACACGGTCAGTTACCGCAACGCGAGAGGTCAGACGCGGAACGCGACAGTGATTACTGTGCAGCCTGCCATACCAGCAGCGGGAGACTTCACTGTCGCGAACAGCGGCGCTGGAGGTACGTTGGGTGTCGCGACGTACAGCTACAAGATCACTCAGGTCGTGGGTGGCGTGGAGTCAGCGCCAGTCGCGGCGGCGAAGACCACAGTGGTGGGTGCTGGTAGCACGAACAAGTGCACCATTACCTTTCCGAACGCGACCGCGACGAGTGTGTACGGTGTCTACGGACGCACTGGTGGTTCCGAGGTCTTCATTGCCTACGTGACGCCGGGTGTGGCCGGGACGTACGACGACACCGGGAGCATTACGCCGGCAGGAGCGCTGCCGACGGCTGACGCTCGGATCGGCATCATCAACCCGACGGGCGGCCTGAAGAACGGACAGCTCGGCACGACCGCGACCAAGATCGTGGCGCGTACGGACGTCAACGTGTACATCCGGCGGTACTAGATGGCCGTGGACGAGAAGAAGCGTCACCGGGCTATGCGCTTTGAGGAGAGTCCGATGATCTCCAAGCGGCAGAAGCGCAATGCCAAGCTCAAGCGTGTGCCAGCCAAGGCCAAGCCTGAGGTTGTACAGAGCAAGAGGCAACGCGCAGCTGCGACTGCCAGTACACGAGTGGCGACTAGGGGGTACTAGTGAGTACCTGGAAGCCGAAGATTGGCAGACACGTTCAGGTCTTCGTGCAGAAGACGGTCGGCGGCAATGCGCAGTACCAGAAGGTACGAACAGCTCGCATCACGGCGTTGGGTGGAGCGAACCTGATCACGTGTCGCGTCGGCCGGTTTACTGTGCCTTCCACAGAGATCTACACGAACATTGACGAACGACAGGATCCGAACGAGGACCTGGTGGCGGTGAAGTACATACCGCAATAGTCATCTATTATATAGGTGGAGGGTGAGCACACATGACACAGTGGCTTAACGACCACGCCAAGGCGATCGTCGGCTTCCTCGGGGCGGTCATCTTCACGTACCTGAGGCTCGCGCCCGACGGAATCACGGCGAACGACCTGATCGAGATCCTCGCGGCGGGCCTGACCGGGGGCGGACTGGTATGGGCGATTCCGAATAGCATGGCCTGGACGTCCAAGCAGGCCACGAAGGTCACGCCGGGTGGAGTGACCGTGACGACCAGTGGCTTCACTCCTGGACCGATCAACACCACGTCGTCCGGGCAGGTCGTCATCGACGAAGGCAAGCATGCCAGCGCGGAGGGCGTGTGACCCTTTCCAAGGCGAACTACTTCGATCTAGTCGGATATGTTCCGCATCCCAAGCAGAAGCTCTTCCATGACTCTGTAAGCCGTTTCCGCGTACCTGTATGTGGACGACGGTTCGGTAAGAGTCACATGGCAGGGCGCGACTGTGGTGCGGAACTATTCCTTCCGAAGCGGCGCTTTTGGATCGTCGGTCCTACGTACGACCTGGCCGAGAAGGAGTTCCGAGTCATCTGGGACGACTTGATCATCGGTCAGAAGCTCGGCCTCGACAAGCGCATCAAGAAGTCGTACTCCAAGCGGTCCGGGGAGATGTGGATTGAACTTCCTTGGCAGACTCGAATCGAATGTCGGAGTGCAGACCACCCTGAGAATCTCGTCGGTGAGAAGCTCCACGGCGCGATTATGTCCGAGGCAGCAAAGCACAGGAAGGATACGTGGGAACGATTCATTCGACCGGCGCTTGCGGATGCACGCGGTTGGGCGACGTTTCCTACTACTCCTGAGGGGTTCAACTGGCTCTACGACCTTTGGGCTTACGGGCGTAATCCGGATCCAGTTTTCAAAGACTACTCCTCATGGCAATTCCCGTCGTGGGATAACCCGTATGTCTATCCAGAGGGTCTTAACGATCCGGAGATTGCGCTCATCAAGGCTACAGTCTTGCCTGCGTTCTTCGATCAAGAGATCGCGGCAATGTTCAATGCCTTCGTCGGCAAGATCTATGACGAGTTTTCGGAAATGCTACACGTTAGGCAACATACGTTCCGTCCTGAGTGGCCGAACTACATCGCATTCGACTGGGGCTTCACAAACCCGCTCGCCGCGATCGAGTTCCAGGTGGACCCATTCGGGAAGGTGTACATCTGGCGGGAGCACTACAAGGCGGGGTTGATGCTGGATGACCACATTGACATCATCAAGGCGCGGGAGAATCCATCGGGTTACCGTCTTGATCTTGGATTCGGAGACGCGGCTTCACCCGAATCTGTTCTCAAAGTCTCCACAAGACTTGTACCGTGTATTGCAGATCCTAAGTCCAAATCGGGGACTGCAAGGGTTACAAATGAGACTCAAGGCCGTCACTCGCGGGAGTCGGGTTGGCGCGAAGGAGTCGAACTCGTCAAGTCCTTCCTGAAGCCAAAGGTGATCGGGGTAGCTGATGAGTATGGCACGCCTCTTGAAGAAGCTTGGTTGCACATTGACCCAGCGTGCGCTAATACTATTCGAGAGTTCAACAACTACCGAGCTCCTGACAATGGGCGCGGAGACCGTAACATTCGTGAGGACGCTCGAAAGTTTGACGATCACGCGCTCGACGCGATACGATATGCGTTGATGCACATCTTCAAGCTTGGCGCGACCTACAAGCTGTCCGAGTTCTACGATCTGGAGACGCTCGTCAGTTCAAACGAGGCGTTCTTCGCTCGGTCAACTCCGAGCAGCTTCTTCGACTTCGCAAGCCTTGGCAGTAACTTCTAGATTCGGAAGATCAAGCGCGCGGCCCTGTGGGATCTGATAAGAGGGAGGGACCCGGTGGACACGGTTCAGGACGAAGGAACAGACGCCCTGACTCAGTGGCGCGATACCACGCTGGCTGAGCTTCTCTCTAGGCACGACGTTGTCGGCGCTTCCAGTGCCTACGGTAGTGACTACATCGTCATCACCGAGCGCCCTCGTGGCGTTGCTAATGGTGGAGCTATTCGCTTGGCAGATCCGAACCTCGAGGCGAGCTTCGGTATTCAGGAGCTGGGCTACACCTCGATGAGTCCGTGGACGGCGTGGACTCGAGAGGAGCTCATCCCTGAGCTCAGGGACAAGCTCGGCATTCGCAAGTGGTATGACCTCAAGCGCAACGACGGAACGATCCGTGGCTCCCTACGTCAGCTGAAGACACCAATTCAGGCTGCTCGCTGGTTTATTGAGCCTGCGTCCGAGAGCGCACAAGATATCAACATCGCGAAGTTCGTGGAGAAGTGCCTCTTCGAGGACCTTAACGTGGACTGGTCGCAGGTACTCGACGACGTGCTGCTGATGTTCGACTACGGCTACATGGTCTTCGAGAAGGTCTACAAGATCAACACCGACGGCAAGGTAGTGCTGCGGAAGCTCGCGCCTCGTCACCCGTTGGACATTCGCGAGTGGATCTTCGACGCCAATGGTGGTCCTGATGGCATCGTGATGGAGCCGTTCGTTCCATACGGCAACCAGTTCGGGATCAGCGACACAGGTTTCCAGGCGTTCCCAGGTGTCAACCTCGGGCAGTTCATTCCCATTCGCAAGCTGGCGGTCTTCTCGCTCGAACCTGAGGCTGGTGACCTTCGTGGAATTTCCGTCCTACGTAGTGCGTACAAGCACTGGTATTACAAGGACACGCTCTACAAGATCGACGCGATTCAGAAGGAGCGTCACGGCATCGGCGTGCCGATTATCAAGCTGCCTCCGGGTTTCAGTGCTGACGACAAGCTCCTTGCGGAGGAGCTCGGTCGCAACCTTAGGACTAACGATCGTGCTCACATCGTTATTCCTGCGAACTGGGAGATCGGCTTTGCTAAGCTGGAAGGTCAGCCGGTATCGTGCATCGAGTCGATCGAGCATCACAACCAGCAGATCCAGGTAAACATCCTCGCGCCGTTTATGAACGAGCCGTCGCCGACCGAGACTTCGATGGACATGTTCTTCAAGTCCACTCGATACCTGGCTATGGCCGTCTCGAACATCTTCAACAAGCACGTGATCCAGCAACTGGTGGATCTGAACTTCAGCCGCTTCGGTAGCAAGTACCCGCGGCTGCGTGCTCGTCGAATTGGCGAGTGGAACGATCTGCGTACGTGGTCGTTTGCCTTCCGGAACCTCGTTGGCTCGGATGCTATTCGTCCTGACGACATCCTCGAGGACTTCCTCCGCGACGAGTTGGACCTTCCTCGTCGTGATCCTGAGACAGCTCGCTTCGTCGAGACACCTCAGGATGCTGGAGGCGATGGTAACACTGGAGGTGCTCCTGGCTCCGATAACAACAGTGCCAATCCTCCGAAGCCGGCTCGAGTCGGACCGCCGAGGCAGAAGCCTAAGCCTCCGATAGCGCCTCCGAGGGCTAACGCTGGGCGGGACGGTTCAGGAGGGTAACCTAGGGTTACTGAGATAGAGTGAAAGGTTGATCTTGCAAGATTGAATGATGTATAATAAGGAGAGGGAGGTACTGCTGCGATGGGCCAAGAGTTCGGCTGGTGGGTTGACATGACGAAAGTCAACCTGAGCGACGGGGCATCGACGTGGATTCACGCGCTGCCGTTCGGTACGTACCAGCATCCGCTTTACGGCGAGATGAAGTTCGATCCGACCAAGCTCAATGCCTTGGCAACGAGCGTCAAGTCGAGGACGCGGGGCATCGACCCTGACATCGACTACGATCACAAGGCGGATCCGGCGAAGGGTCACCAAGCAGCAGGTTGGGTCAAGGACGCCGATGTGCGTTCGGACGGCCTGTACCTCAAGGTGGACTTCACGGCGGACGCCACGAAGGATGTTCAGGACAAGAAGTACCGCTACTTCTCGGCGGACTTCGCCGACACCTGGACGGATCCTCAGGGCGTCGAGCACAAGGACGTTCTGATGGGCGGCGGTCTTACGAACCGTCCGTACATGAAGAACCTGATGCCGGTGAACCTGTCCGAGCTTCGGTTCGACGAGCCCTCGAAGGAGGAAACAGAAGTGGATGGCAAGAAGCTGAGGGAATCCCTCGGGCTCGCCGAGACTGTGACCGACGAGGTGGTCTTCGCCAAGTTGACGGAGAACGCCACGACGATCACGACCCTGACGGCCGACAAGGTGGCCCTCACCGCCGAGCTCGACAAGATCAAGAACCCCGGACCGGATCTCATGGACCCGGAGCTGAAGAAGCTGGTCGAGGCTTCGCCGGCGATGAAGGCCCTCGTCGAGAGCCTCGAGAAGGAGAAGGCCCTGAGCGAGCAGCGGGCGACCGCGTTGAAGCTCGCCGAGGTCACGAACCAGATCAGCGACGTCCAGAAGGGCAAGACGTTCGCGCTGGCGCCGGCCGTCAAGGAGGACCTGAAGCAGCTCCTGCTGAAGGCCAGCCCCGAGGCGTCGAAGCTGCTCGTCGAGTTCATGGGTAAGGTCGTCAACGGCGACGGGCTCGTAGACCTCTCCGAGCGCGGCT